CAACCAATACCATTCCAACCCCAACCCCAACCTCTACGCAAATTGATATCATCTGTTTCAGTATTAACTGTCAATGGAACAAATACGTTATTTGTTAAGTTTTGAGTAACTGTTCTACTTGAATTTAATGTTATATTAATATTTTTATCTGGAAGTTGAACTGTTCTCACCCAGTTGTCAATTTCTGGACTCAACTTAATGTCACCCGTATAAACAATTACATTAAATGGATTTACATTTTCTACTGTCGTTGCAAACGCTTGTTCTATCCATCCAATAGATTCGTACTTCAAAGTTACTGCTTGTCCTGTTTTTACGACATTTGGATCTAGTAAATTGAAATTTTCAGAAAAATCTAAATTTTCATCAGTAATTGCAGACTCAGGTGCAATTTGCGATTTGAGTGAATTTCTACTAGTAATGGGTGTTATTTCATTTGTAGATGTATTAACTCTAATGGAAGATAATCCTCTATTAATGAACGAATAATTTTTAAAATCATCTACAAAAAATCCACTCTTAAATCTATTATTACCATCAGAATCTTGAATCTGTAAAGTTTGAGTATTTACTTCGAGTAAAGACAGTGAAGTAACTCTTTCTAAGTTTTCTACCCTATCTTCAATTAGTCCAATATCTCTCATAGTATATCTTCTATTATCCTTTAATGTCACTATGGCATTTGCTGGATTATAAAGATATGGTGGTAATTTAATAGTTGCAATTTCCATCACTGCATCATTTTTATCCGGTTCCTTAGGAGTGTTAGAGGATATTCCTTTTTCTATAATAAAGTTTTTATTTCTATCAAGATATAGTTTGTCAATTCTTGCCAAGTAATAATCATAACCGAGTAATGAACTTTCGTTTGGCGATAAAATGCGTGTGGGGTTTAAAGATCTTGATGCAAAATCAAATGGTGAAGAAGTATCCAAAGTAAAAATAGAAACCCTTGGTCTAAAATCTAAGGTATCTGAAGACCTTACAGATCTTGGTCCAATGAAAGGAACATCATGTGTAAATCTATCTCTATCATAGCTTAATACTGTAAATACATCACCACTATCATTAGAAGGAATTGAATAATAATCAAACACAACTAAAAGTTGTTTTGATGGTTCTGGGGTATTTTTATTTCTAACAATTCTAGAATAGTCATAATATTGATCTTTTTGCCCTTTATCAAGTCTATATGAATTTGTAATATCTTTATACTTTCCAGGAGTTATTGCTTCAATTTCCGTAGTTATGTTTGATTCTTCAAATCTAACAGTTTCTGAAATTGCAAATCTTTCGGAATTTAAATATACTATGCCAAGAACATTAGTAGATGGCTTTGAAACAATTCTTGCTATAGATTTACTATCGTTCCCTAAAATATTTTCGCCAATAATAGCATTAGTTGATACATTAGCACTGGCACCAAATTGTATCTGATCTAAGGTAGGTGCCGAAGAATCAAATGACTCATAAACTGAAATAATTTTTACTACATCTGGGTAATTTAATGATATTTCTTCATCTTGAACTCTTAGTCCGTAAAATTGATTATATGTAAGACCATCTCCAATTGAAGAACTAATACCAGTTCCTGATTGGGGATTTTTTGATCTTACTATAGGTAATGTTTGACTTTTACTGTATGTCTTTACCTTGCTTTGAATTCCATTTTTAACTAATGTGGCATTTACAACAATATCTGTCTCTGAAGCAGACAATCCACTAATAGTTACTGTATTTCCACTCAAAACAAATTGATCTGAAGTTATTGTACCAATACCACCATTACTATAGTGTACCGAATATCTTTCCTGATCAAATGACTCAAAAAATACACTAGAAATTCCACTAATTGCTGAAGTATTAAATTGTAATACTCCATTACCGTCAGTAGTTTCTCCTGTAATTTGCTCAGAAATTGTCAATAGTGAATCTGAAAGATTTACTGAAGATACATTAGGATCTGGTAATTGTGCGTATAGGAATCCAGAATTCTCATTTCTTATGATTGGAGCACCGATGAATATGTTGCTGTAAGTTCCATTTGTGACAGCACCATCATATATTCCAGAAACTGAAGTAACACCAACAATGCTCAAGGATGTTCCAGAAGAAGAAACTGCAGTTACACGGTTAAAAGATTCATCTCCAGTTGTAGTCTGATATCTAATAATTGATCCTACTTTTACACCAGTAAAGAATTTTCCTGGGCTTACTAAGGTATTTCCACCACTAATTGTCCCCTGAGTAACTTCATTAGGTAATCTAAATCTTTCAAGAAAACAATTTGCAGTAAAATTTGTTGAAAGTCCGGATACTATAGTTGTTTGTTTTACTGATTTAATGTCTTCTGTAGAATATGCAGTTATAGTTTTAATAGTTCTTGGAAAGTCCAAACCATTAATGATTAATTGCTCTCCGACTGAAAATGTTCCGGAAGTTTGTCTTAGACTGATTGTATCAGATGCTCCACCAGCAGCAACTGCATACCCACTAGCACCACTACTTTTTCCCTTTACATACGATGTTGCTGGTAATTCTGTACTTGATATTGTAGAGTTTAAAACAAGAGTTGTATAAGTTTGAATGTCGTAGAGATATAAATTCCAATTGGTAGCATTGTTGGTATAAGCAGCATCAGTCAAACTAAAATTATATACTCTTGCATTTCCAATCGTAGTTCCGGATCCTACAAATTGATCAAGTAAATCTATTGTAAGTTTTTGTTTTGGAGTGCCAGATGTGGTATTAACTGTTAAAATATTTCCCATTTCAAAAGGAACATTCACATTGTCTATTCTTTCAGTATCTCTTGGTTTATCAACATCAATAATAGTTGTCGAAATTTTTTCTACATCATATCCCCTTACATAAGCCTTTCCTGGAGATATCTTCAAACACATCAAGTCTTCTGATGGTGAGTTTTTTTGTTCTGTAGTTTCAGTATCAAAAAATAATCCATTATTTCCTAATCTATCATTTAAAGAATTATTTACAGATACGCTAAATGGTTCAACTGTATAATCGCCAGATTCATCATAAGTTCTTTCTGCCATATAATCTTTAATTATATTATATTGACTTTTTTGTTCAATAATTTTAATTTTTCCATTTTCAACTCTCAAAAGTTCAACAAAATCAGTATCGTTGAGATCTGATATTAATTTTTTTGTTAGGGTTAAATTAATCTTAAATCTGTCTGCTCCTGGAGCCGCATAGTTTGTAAATCCTTTAGCAGGATCATATAATGAACTGTCATCTCCAGCACTGAGAATTAATTCTTCTATTTTTAATCCAACTCTATATGAGGGTGTATTTGTGTAATTATCTAAGATTATCGTTTGCTTAGATACATTAACAAAATAACCTCTAATAAAATAAACTCCATCACCAATGGATGCCGAAGAACCCACAGATGTTGCATTTAACGATATTAATGATGCAAATGGAGTTCCTGCATTAATGGTAGTATTTCCGTAAGTTATATTTTCTTCTGCAATTAATGACTCACCATCTTCGAAAGGATTAAACTCAAAATTATTATCAGAATCTAAGTATTTTACATATATTGTCAGATCGTCTACATTTAACCCATCCGGTAAAGCAATAAATTGAATTATTGCCGTTGTTCCTGATATTTGTCCTGATATTTTTTTACCAATAAACTTATCAATATAAAGAGAAATATCAACTCCAAAATTATTTGTATTTAATTTTACGGAATTGAAATTTCCATCATAAGCAATATTTCCCGGAATAACTACCGATCCTTCTTTGAATATATGACTTCCGAAAGATTTTACCTGATCCTGTAAGATAGATTGAAGAGTTGTTAATTCTCTTGCCTGTATCGGATATCCCGGTTTAAACAAGACTTTATAAAAATTCTTTTCAGAATCAAAATCATCATAGTATGGACTAATGTTTAAATCTGTTTTTTGTGCCATTTTTGGTTAGAATTCCAGGATAATTTTAATGTCTTCTTTTTGCCTAATGTCTCTTGTTACCAGGGGTCTATTATCAATATAAATTATATCTCCTGTCTTTTTATTTATCTCAGGATTTGCAAGACCTGCTGTAAAAGTTACACCCAAATCTATAACTTTACTTCCAACACTAAACTTATTCGTTGGGGTAGGACTACCAAAATCAGTATCAATAGACCCTGCAAATGGAGTAATTGATCCCCCAGATGAACTAAATGATAATACTTTAGAATCAGAAGTTACTGTATTATAATCAGTTTGATCTACATTATTTCCAAAATATAAAGATCTATCTTGAAAATACTTTAAGACCATAGTTTCACTATCATATGATGCCACATAACCCCTTGCAGTTCCTCCAGTTACAGTTTGAGTTATTTCTTGCCCTATAATTGGAGTTCCACCAATTGAATCTAACTTAATTGCCCCTAAAGATGAATATTGATTTTCAGTAAAAACGACAGTATCAGATGAAAAAGTAGTTGGATTTTTTATAATTCCAACTTGTGCGAATTTAGTATCAGTTGGAAAATCTTTTGTTGAGTCATCAAATCTTGCATATACTAATACTTTATCGGTTCCCAATTCGGTGTAAATGTCATAACCGTGCCCTTTTGATGGTGGAATAATTGGTATTAGTTTAGCAGCATCTGCTTCTGGTATATTTGACCCACGAAGAGGTCCCAAGTCAACGATTCCCCAAGTATATCCATAACCACCTGCAACAACCTGAGCAGATGTAATAGATCCACTACTGTTGACTGTTATAGAGACTCTACCTCCTGATCCATCTCCAATAATATCAACCTCACGAGTTCCGGTAATGTAAATTTCGTTTCCTTCATCTTTAATATATACTTTTTTAATTTGATTTGGATTTGTTGGTCCAGAATTTCCATTTTCTCTTACACTTACAATTTGAGAATCTGTTGAAGTTGCCCAATCGTTAGAAACAACAACATATTCTGTTGAATCAAACTTTATAATATCACTGGGAGAAACTGAAAATAGATATTTCCAAATATATCCATCTCCACTTGTTCCTGCTGCCGAAGGTTCTAAATCTGTAAATGTGGGTTCATCTTGAGATTTGCCACCTTTCGAATTAGTTCCAGAAGAACCATTATCTATACAAATATAAACTCTAAAATCACTATTGATTACATAATAATTAGAATCATATAATCTACTTGAATTTGAATTTGGCGTTGGATTCTGAATACTATAATCGTGCCTATACATCTCATATGATGTATTGGAAGTCCAAGTAACTTTTCTTATAAGTCTTCTAATATTACTGG